TACACACTTACATGCAGGAATTCCATCAATGAATGATGATAAATATATTGCTACAGGTTGGGTTAGCATGATTCCTACACCTGGTCGAGAAAAATGGATGGATGACTAATGACTATCAACTTAGTACTCTATACAAAGACTGAGTGTGTTTTTTGTGAAATAATGAAAACAAAACTTAAAGACTGGGGATATTATTATAATGAAGTAAATCTTGATAAAATGCCAGAAAATAAACAATTTATGAAACAACAAGGGCATAAGACTGTGCCACAGCTTTATTGGAATAATATCCATTTAAATAAGGTAGACACAAATGACTTTACTAAAAATCATCTAGAAGAAGCATTAAACTTAGATGATTATGCTGGAGGAGTAGAATATTGGGGATCATAAAATTTTTAAAATCTGATCCTCATAATGAATTATCAGATTTCGAAGTGCGAAAAGAAATAACTACACTTCTTATAACTTTTATTATTACTTTTTTCGCTGGACTGCTTACTAATTTTTCAGGAACTATGATTATAGGTTTACTTACTTATTGTTTCTTTAGAATTATGCAAAGACCGTGGAGCGACTAATGAATCCGTTTGATTATTTGAATGCAATTAATGATACCAAAAAAGATATCATGATTGACGATATCGCAGAGAAAAGTTATAACTCTTTTATGGTCAATCGTGGCTTATCATACTTTAATGATACAGTTATTTTTGCTAATGAAATGAATAGACTCCATCATCTAGACAATCGTCTACAATTTGACTTTTATATAAATATAATACGAAAGCGGAAAAGGTTTTCCAAATGGATAAAACCTGATATCGCAAGTGACGTGGAAGTTGTTAAGGAATATTATGGCTATAGTAATGAAAAAGCTCGCCAGGCCTTAACCCTTCTTACACTTGAACAAATTAATGAATTGAAGAAGAAGGTTTATAAAGGTGGAAGAAAATAATAACATTGTCGAATGGACACCAGCTTCAATGCTGGAAATAACATTGAACGAGCCTGATGATTTTCTCAAGGTTAGAGAAACCCTCACAAGAATTGGCGTAGCATCTCGTAAAGATAAAAAGCTATTCCAGTCATGTCATATTCTACACAAACAAGGTAGATATTTCATTGTACATTTTAAAGAACTTTTTCTACTTGATGGTAAAAAATCAAATTTAGAAGAAAATGATATTGCTCGTAGAAATACTATTGCGCAACTTATGTCTGATTGGGGACTTATTTCTATTGAATCTAGTCTTAAAGTTGAATCTTTGGCGCCAATGAGACAAATTAAAATTATTCCTTATAAGGAAAAAAATGATTGGGAATTGTGTCCCAAATATAATATTGGAAATAAAAAGTGAAAAACGATATAGTATTTTTTAACAGTATGCCAGGGGTGGCTACAGCCTATCCTATCGTAAAATCTGGCGAAATTGATTTTAAGTGGGTTGATAAGGTAAGAGCTAGTTACAAGCATTACATTCAAAATCCACAATTTAATGAAAAAACTAATGTTAATAAACACACTCATATTAGAAGATGCCCAGGTATATTTGAGATACTTGAAGCCGGATATATTGTAAGATTACCATATGATATAAATGTATATGCTGACAGATCAAATCAAGAGCTTCATCACACTCTACCTCAGCCGGGTTTTGCACAAGTTTTAGATGTTTCTTCTATAGTTCATCCGAATCACGGTATACCCGGAATTGAAAAACTAAATATTAAAATTGCAACTGGATGGGAAGTCTTATCTCCTGTTAAATTCTTAATTATACCAATTCCATATCCGGATGGTACACCGCCGATTGAATCAAGTATCGGAATATTAGATCCATCTTTTTCATCTGAAATTAATTTACAAGGATGGTGGAACGCTGAAGGAGAGGTATTATTGCCAGCAGGCATGCCTCTTATGCAGCTTATTCCTCTTACTGAAAGAAATATGAATTTGATTTGTAGGGAAGCAACTGTTTCAGATATTAGATGGTCTAATACCAAAAAGTATTTGCAGCAGCACACATTTTCTTCACCTACGGCAAAAAAAGTAATACAAAAAGTATATCAACACTTTTGTTTGTGATATATATAGATTAGAGATGCCGGTAGTCGGGTCTCATTTTAAACCTTGCATAAGTCATGGAGGTACATATGACTGGAACATTCGCATTTCCGCGAAACGCATTTCTTGGTTTCGACCACATCTTTGATCAGCTTGAGAATATTCACAAGCATTCAAAAGATACCTATCCACCACATAACGTAGTAAAGGAAGACGATTTAAAGTATTCCTTAGAGCTGGCTGTGGCTGGATTTAAACAAGAACATATTGATATTGAAGTAAAAGACCATGTCCTTTACATCAAAGGCGATCGTCCTCAAAGGCGTGAACAAGATAAGTATGTTCACAAAGGTATTAGTGCTCGAAATTGGAATAAGTCATTTAGACTGTCGGAATATACCGAAGTAACTGGAGCAGATCTAACGGACGGAATCTTGACTGTCAATTTAGAAGTCGTCCTTCCAGAAGAGAAGCAGCCTCGTAAAATTTCAATCACGAAAAACGAGGAATTATTAAATGACCGCAATCGTACTAAAAAGCTTAAGTCTGCCTAAACTTTCTTTTAATTGGATCGTAGAAATATTTTCATCAATCGGCAAATCTATAACAGTTTCACGCCAGTGTGCAGCAAACGAAGTAATAGCAAAAGCCTTATTGCATGAATATCCAAATCATACTTATCATAGTCTCTTAGCAGAATTAAATCGCACAACAATTCAAGGGGCATACAATGATAAATAATCTTTGGAAGTATTTCTTTAAGAAGGCTGGTTGTTCAGCCGATTCAATTTGGGAAGTAGAACAGTTGCTCATGAAACAGGTAAATAGGATCAACTAATGTGGCCTTATACCGAAGAAGAAAATGAGCAATTAAGCTAATAAAAAAACAGGAGAATAGCGATGAAGGGTACTAAACGTCAATGTCAAAATTGCGGACATAGGTGCCATTGCTATTCTCCAGATTGTCCCGAATGCCACAATGACGTGTGTACTCAATGCCATTGTGATAAACCGAATATAAAAGATATACCTGATTCATTTGTAAAAGGGAACACATAAAATGAATATTGAACAATTACGTGAAGAGATCTCTATAGATGAAGGAGTAAAATATGAAATATACCTTGATCATCTCGGTCTCCCTACTTTTGGCATTGGTCATTTGGTTAGGGATGACGATCCTGAGTTTGGACAACCAGTTGGCACAGCTGTCAGCGAGGACAGAGTCAACGAGTGTTTCGATAAAGACGTTGAAATTGTTATCAACGACTGTAGACAATTATACGAAGACTTCGATGATTTGCCAGGCGAAGCCCAACTCATTATAGCTAATATGATGTTTAATATGGGCCGGCCACGCCTATCAAAATTTAAGGGTATGAAACGCGGTGTAGATGCTCGTGACTGGAATGCAGCGGCTGATGAGATGGTAGATTCAAGGTGGTACCGTCAGGTCACCAATAGAGCCGATCGTCTAGTACAAAGAATGAGGTCTATTGCATAAAAGAGTTTACAATCCATTGAAACTAGTTTATAATATATTATGTTATTGGAGGTTGTATGTCTTTTTATACAAATGTCGATCGTCACGGCAACAAAATACTTTATCGCGGATATAATCATCAAGGTGTTCCGCAAACTCTAGAATATAAACTTGGTCTCGATAGAGGTAATGACTATCGACCGGTTCTCTATGTACCTGCAAAAGGTAAGACAGAGTGGCAGGCTCTTGACGGCAATTATGTAGAGCCTGTATATTTTCACAATTATAGTGAAATGAAAGAATTTATCAATAAGTATGAGAATGTTGATAGCTTCAAGTGGTATGGTCAAGATAGAATTATCTGGCAATTCATTCAGAAAAAATTTCCAAAAGAAGTAGAATTTAATCCATCACTTATTAATACAGTCTTTATGGATATTGAAGTCCATTCAGAAGATGGATTTCCCGAGCCTGATGATGCTCAATGGCCAATCACAGCAATCGGTCTAAAGTCCAGTAAAGAAGGCGTGTATCGTGTATGGGGTTGTGGTGAATACGACCATACAAAATCACCACACACTCATCTTAATATTCGATACATTCGCTGTGAAGATGAATATGCTTTGCTTGAATCATTCATGGGATATTGGACATCGACCTATCCTGAAGTCATTACTGGCTGGAATGTACGTGGCTTTGATATTCCATATCTCGTAAATCGTATGAAGATTCTATTTGGTGAACACGTGTCTCGTATGCTTTCACCATGGCATAAGCAATTTAAAGACTGGGCTATTCGTCAAAAGTCTGTTGCATTTAAGATGAAGACTATGAATACCTATCAAATTGCAGGTATTTCACAGCTTGATTATATGGATCTCTTTCAGAAGTTTGGTTATTCCTACGGTCCTCAAGAATCCTACAGTCTTAATCATATTTCACACGTGGTGCTCGGTGAAAGTAAGTTATCATATGAAGAACATGGCAGCTTACGTAATCTTTATAATGAAGACTATCAGTTGTACATCGACTATAATATTAAAGATGTTGAACTCGTAGAAAACCTCGATACTAAACTTGATCTTTTGAATCTTGTCTTTACAATGGCCTACAAAGCTGGTGTAAATTACGGTGATACGTTCGGTACTACCGCGATATGGGATTCTATTGTGTATCGTGAACTGTCAAAAAGAAAAGTCGTAATTCCAGGTCCACCTGATCGTCGTGACCGTGAAGGTGCTTATACTAAGTTTGAAGGTGGCTACGTTAAGGAACCAAAAGTTGGCGCACATGACTGGGTAGTTTCCTTTGATTTGAATTCTCTGTATCCTAACATCATTGCACAGTGGAACATGTCACCAGAAACCATCGTAATGAATGGTGATAATCTATCTC